CAGATTTCAGCCTATGCACAAAGGTCATCATAAGGTCTATATGGATCTAGTGGAACAGTTTGGTTCCTCTAACGTATTTATCGCTACTACAGTTAGCAAGACTGCTACTCCAGAACGTGATCCATTTAGCTTTGATGAGAAGAAACAAATTATGAATGGTATGTTTGGAATACCAGAAAAACAAATTGTGCAAACACAACCCTATAGACCCGATGTAAGCCTAACAGGTAAAGATCCTGCAAACACTGCGGTAGTGCTGGTGTTTAGTGCTAAAGATGCAGGTAGACTAAAACGCGGGGGATTTTTAAGAGATTATGTACCGGGTGCTGAAATGGTACCTAGTGACCAAGGAGCATATATCCTTGAGGTAGGAATACAAGAAGGTGGCATGAGTGCTACTGATTTTAGAACAATAATGAAAAACGACAGTTTAGATGACAATCAAAAGATGATGAAGTTCAGAGAATTTTTTGGTACAATTAATGCTGATGTGTTTAATTTTGTAAAGGATAAACTAAATGCCAGTGCTAGCTGAAAATAGAGCAAAACTACAACTTAAACCTGGAGCACCAGGTCTTTATTTTGCTGGCCCTGCAAGACCGTTGCTAGAACACAGAGGTATATTATTTCCGTATCAACCAGATATCACTTATCAACAAAGTGTTGCATATAGTCCTTATGATATGGTACACACAAATTATACATTTAATGCTTATAGGAATACACCTAGTCCAAGTATACAAATGAACGCACAATTTGCTAGTGTAACAGAAGAAGAAGGTGCTTACACACTAGGAGTTATACACTTTCTAAGAAGTATAACTAAGATGTTTAGTGGATTAAATCAAAGTTTTCCAACAGCAGGTACTCCACCTCCTGTATTAGAATTTAGTGCTTTTGGAACAGAACAGTTTTACAAAATTCCAGTTGTAGTTACTGCTTTCTCTGTTAACTTTGATAGTAATGTCGATCTTAAATTGTTCAAAGGAGGACAACAACTTCCGGTTATGCAAAACATGTTTATCGACCTATCAATACAACAAAATCCTGACAGACAAAAAAGAAAATTTACAACTAATGCTTTTATCGGAGGGCAAGCATATAAGGATGGATTTATTTAATGGCAGTATCTTATAACAATTCTAGTAATTATTCAAACACTGGTCTTAATCGAAGAAACTTAGACTTATATAATCCTAAGATTAGTGCTGATAATTTAGATGAGGAAACACTTACTATTATCGTACAGAATAAATTTGACAAACGTCCTGACTTACTAGCATTTGAATTGTATGGTAGTGCTAGACTTTGGTGGGTGTTTACACACTATAATAGAGATAAATTAAAAGATCCAATATTTGATTTTAAGGCGGGTATAAAGATAGTAGTTCCAAAGACCTATCGAGTAACGGGATCTAGCTAATGGCTAAACAAAACATCTATCAAGATAATATTCTTAACCAGTATGACAACTACACTTATAACTGGGCCATTCACATGGTTAATCCTGTAAATGCTCATAGGTTTGAAAAAAACATTAGTCAAGGCAATGTTAAAACTATTGCTCATAGCGGTGTAGAATCAGAGATTAATATTGAGAGCATTGAGCATATACTGAGTACTGCATTTAAAAAGAATCAAGATAGAAGTAGTTTTGCTAATATGTTTGGTGTCTCAATGACGGAACCAGGCGGAGCAACACTTTTTACTAGAATTGTTAAAGCCGCACAAGATTTAGATATTGAAAATCATTTACAAGCATGTTACCTATTAGAATTAAAGTTCTTAGCATATGATCAAAACGGTCAACCGGTGGTGTGTGATGTTGGTCCATATTACTATATGTGTACTCTGGTAAATTTAACTTTTAACTATAATGACGGATCAACAACATATACTGGTGACTTCTTAGAAACACACCAAGACGCATACAAAACACAAACACTGCACGTTAAACAAGAAATTCCCAATCTAACAGCAAGTACATTTGGAGAATTTTTAACTGCTTTAGAAAAAGAAGTAAATGTACAAGAACAAAGATCTACCTTTGCAAGTCCTAGTAAAGATATATTTGATGATTACAAGTTAGGATGTTTAGAAACAGAATGGTTAGATCTTCCGTTTGGAGCAACTGGTGCAGGCGGCGATACCTCTTTAAGTAGTGTCAGCGTTAAAGGAAACGGTACACTTACATTTAACATTAAACCAGGTACTAGTGTCAGTGACGCAATGGTTGTAGCATTATTACAAACTGATTATTTTAGAAAACTTCCTACAGCCGGAGGTGGGTTTCACAAAGATCACCCAGATGATGCAGAAGCAAAACCAAAAACTTTTGGAGAACTTAGTCAATGGTTTATATTTGATAATGAAATACTGTATGGTCTGTATGATCATACAGCAAAAAGATATTCTAAACAAGTAACATACAATCTTCATAAATTTATAGTGCCTGAACTAAATCATGATGCTCTTAGTTACCAAGCAATGCTATCAGACTTGGGAGTGCAAAAAGAAAGACTTAAAAAAATTGTAGAAAACGGACTGTTAAGAAAACGTTTTGATTTTACATATACTGGTGTGAACACAGAAGTGCTAGGATTAGATGTAACACTGAACAATACATATTATAGTATGCAAGCAATAAACAGTGGTAGGTTAAGTAACAGAGCAAAAGCGGTAGCTGGTGCTAGCGGATCCACAGACGAACTTAACCAAACACAAACAGAATACGAAACTATAAAAAAACAAATTGATGCTAACAAAGCTAAAATTACTAATCTTAAAAAACGAGCGGCAAAAATAAGATCAGATCGAGACGCAGGGATTGATAGTGAAATAAACATCGGTGCAGAAGCAGAAATAGCCGCTCGAGAAGCTGAACAAAGTGCTCAAGCACTTGAGCAAGAGAATATTAGATTAGAAAAAGAATTAAGTAAAGCATTTGATGAGTCTAAAAAAGTAATTGATAGACTCAAAGAACAAGCAAGTTTAAGATCAATACCACCTGTTAATAAAAGATATATAACACAAAGTGAACTAACAGGACAAGCTGTAAAAAAAGATAGAGATCAAGAATTGCCCGTAAGTTATCTGCCAATGCCAATTAGCAGTAAAGCTAATGCTGGACCAGACACAGGCGATACAGCAGGCGCAGTGCTTTTAGGTGCAGTTGAACTAAATTTAAATTCACTTGGTGATTTAATTCAGCAACAAATACAAATACGAGGTGACCCGTACTGGTTAGGAAAACCTAAAGGAGCTCATACTGTACTCAACGAAGTCAATGATGTAACCGGAAAAGCAGGTGCTAACTATACGCAAGGCGGATGTATGTATTTTTTAAATATGAACTTTCCGACTTACCCAGATCAATTTACTGGATTAATGAATATTCCAGAAGCTAACTTTGGTATAATCGGACTGTACCGTGTTTATAGAGTTGTAGCAAGATACCAAGACGGTAGATTTGATATGACTATAGAATCATACAGAGATATGAATTCAAACACTGGTTTAATCTGGGAAGAAATATCAACTGGCAGAATTGACGCAAATAGAGTAAGACAGGAAGAAGAATTCAAACAGCAACAACCAGATGATATTGATGATGCATTTGATCCGCCGATTGATCAGCCTGGAGACGAATTAGGAACTGTAACAGATGGCACAGGTAATGGTACTGTTACAGAAGATCAATCAAATGTAGCAGGTGTTAGAACACAAGGTATTGCACCTGACTTAAAGCAAATACTAACAAAAGCTGGACAAGAGAGTGGACTTAATGTTAGAGTTACAAGTGGCGGACAACCAGCTAAAGGCACTAGTAGCAATAGAGTAGGAAGTACTAGACACGATAACGGTCATGCGGCTGATATCGAACTAAGCGGAGCAGATGGCAGAGTACTAAGTTTAGATAATCCAGCTGATGTTCCATTGATACAAAATTTTATTATAGAAGCAAAAAATGCAGGTGCTACCGGTATTGGTGCTGGAAATGGATACATGGGTAATAACAGAATACATGTTGATAATGCGGCACAGTATGGTCAAGCACCTGGCGGTACTAGTTATTGGGGTGGCTTACCTGACAATCAAGGTAACATTAGAGCTAAAAATGCACCACAATGGCTTAAAACAATTATGACAGGATAACAATATGCAATATATGGGTAAAAATCTTAAAAGCGGCGGCGTACCTGGTATGTACGATAAATCAAATACCGTAGGCGGAATACACAAACAAACGGGACTATTTCTAGCTAAAGTAATGAATATCGTTGATGATAGATATGAAGGATATTTGTATGTTGAAATTATAGGACATGAATATTTAGGTGACTTTAGTGACGGAGCCGCTTCTCAACAACAATATGTTCGTGTTAGGAGATCAAGTCCATATGGAGGACACTATCAATCTTCAGGTCATACTAGATCATACGGTATGAGCAGTCATCCTCCTGCACCAGGTACAGAAGTATTAGTAGCATTTGTACATAATAGTGATGTAGGGATATTAATTGGTGTTCTACCTGATACTACTCGTAATTCATCTATCCCATCAAACCCTGCGGGATTTATTGAAGGTGAAGAAGATACACCAGGGCATTGTTTTGATCCAAGTCCGCTAAAAGATCCAGGAAAAAATGAAAGACCCGCAAATCCTGAACAAACATTCGTTAACGAACAAGGTATACCATTGGATACAATTAGAGGGCTGAGTAGTAGCAGTCAAAGAAGAGAATCGCCTACTAATGTTTTTGGATTTAATACACCAGGCGGACATCAATTTATTATGGATGATGGCACACGAGTCAATGATGATAAATGTTTGGCTCCTGATAAAAATAGAAAACCAGGACTGAGTAACTTAACAAGAATGAGAAGCGGAAAAGGAGCACAACTGTTAATGCACGATGGAGCAGAGATAGTTTACCTTACCAATCACAGAGGTAGTTGCTGGATACAACTTAACAGCAATGGAAACTTAGATATCTACACAGACAATGATATCAGTATGCATACCAAAACAAACTTTAACTTACATGTTGATGGAGATTTTAATTTAGATGCAGATACAATCAATATGAAAGCTAGAGGTACAAAAGGTACAACTATTGAAAATTTAACAGGTGAGTTTAATTTACATGCAAACAAAGATATTAAATTAACAACAGATCTTAACGGACATATTAAGTGTAGCGGTAACATGAGAGTCACAGCTAAGTTAATAGATTTGAATGGTCCGCAAGCTACAGCGGCAACAAAAATTGAAGATAAGAATTTAACTACTAATAGAGATGTTAAAACTAGTATTACTGATAGAGTTCCAGAGCATGAACCTTGGGGTGGACATGTTGAACCCCAAGAATTTTTACCTTGTGTTGCTAGCCCAAACATCGACTTATCAGCAATTGATATTGATATAAGTCAAATTAAAAATACTTCAACTCAGCCCGGCAGGACTGCACAAACTGATGAAAAGAAATTAGCTGATGACGGTTTCGGTCGTCCAGATGGTATAATAAACGAAGCAATCAACCTCGGACAAAATCCTACTGTGGGTGCATTAAATCCAAGAGCATATAGCCAAAATGACTTAGAAAGCGTTGAATCTTTACGTGGCTTTAATGAATCAATTGGAGGAGGATTAGCTCAAGTTGAACTCACTGAAGGAGAAAGAGCATATGCACTTGAAAAAGGATATATAAAAAATAGTCAAAGAAACTTAACCGGAAGGCGCGGGCCAAGATGACAACTACTATAGATAGAAAATTTCAAACAGTATGGACTGATTATATTGTAAAAGATACAACAGCTTATACAACTGAAATTGATATAACCAAATTAACAGCAAGTGAAAACGCTATAAATTTAGCACTACATTTCTTTGGCGGATATAGTGGATTTGATCAAACTGCATACGGAGAAGGTAATTTCTCAGAAGGCTTAACCGAACAACAATCATACGACAATTGGCTTACAGTGTTTAATAAACAACAAACTATTGTTAAGAAACAAATTACACAAAATAGTATTGAATCTCCAGCAGTTATACCTGCAATACCACAATCCGTATATGATGGACTAGTATTACATCATTGGGCAACAGGAAGAGTTTTTACTGTTGAAGCAGTTGAAGCTACATATGAACTATTACCAGTTTTAAAATCTAAAGATTATGATACTATTGCAAGTATGATAATGCGTGGTTCTAAAAATCGAAATCTTTGCATTAAATCTGCTACAGTTTTAAGATTAGCAGACTATGGATCTATTAAATCTAGGTCACTGTCTAGAACAAACGGAATACACCAAATGCGTTCATTTAATGAAAGAGATGCACTAAATGATGAACAATTACGCAGAGCTAGATTTGCATACTATGCCGAGACGGGAAGTTTTTTACCTTTTACTCCAGAAAGTATACAGCGTAATATTGTTAAAGAATACAACAAGACACTTGTAACTAAAAATTTTACATTTGATGGAACTAATACATTTACATTAGAAAAACCAGTCAGTATGTCACCTATAGAAAAGCTATCAGTTACTATAAATGGAGATATCCAACAGCATTTTTATGACTTTACAGTAGTAGATGATTTACTTACAATTACTAAATCAATGAACACAGGTGATATTATTGCAACTACCATTAAAATATAAACTCAGCAGTTAATTTTGCAATAAATACTTGTATGGTAACGTATATAGGATATAGCACAGTAGGCACAACATATGGCAGTAAAACACTGACTGATGTTGATATTGCTCGAAGAGATTTACTAAATCATTTTTACACTAGAAGAGGCGAACGTGTACAAAATCCTACATTTGGAAGTATACTCCCTGATTTAGTATTTGAACCATTAGATGCTGAAACAGAACAACTAGCAAAAGATGATGTAGATGCAATAGTAAACAATGACCCACGATGGAAACCATTGGAAACGCTATTATCAAAGCCCGATGATCATACATTGGACATTACAGTAAGGCTTGAATATATCGATACAGGAACAGCAGAAGAATTGTTTCTAAATTTTATAGGTGAAGAATAATGGCACAAGGCGCAAGACAGAGTAGTTTATTTGCCGCAGAAGACTTTAGCGTAGCATACGAAAGTTTTAGCGAAGCAAACTTTCAAGCATATGATTTTGAAACCATAAGAAATGCTATGGTTGATTATATAAGCACAAACTATCCAGAAAACTTTAATGACTATATTAATAGTAGTGAATTTATAGCACTACTAGAACTATTAGCATTCTTAGGACACAATCTGGCATTTAGAGCAGATTTGGCTAGTAGAGAAAATTATTTGAGTACAGCAGAACGAAGAGATAGCGCCTTGCGTATTGCTGAGTTTTTAGGATACAAACCAACTAGAAATGTTGTTGCAAACGGATATTTAAAAATTGACAGTGTAAAAACCGACGAAGCTGTGTTTGATACAAACGGCAATAGTTTAGCTAATAGTACTGTACAATTTGAAGACTTAACTGATACTAACAGCTATCAAAACTTTTTAGCTATTATGAATTCAATATTTCAATCTAGTAGTCAGTTTGGTTCACCTTATAGTAGTTTTAACACTACTGGAGTTACCAACGAAATTTATAGAACAAATAGTACAGCTAATACAGCTGAAAGAAACTTTTCAAACAAAGTTAATGGTTCATCGGCTAGTTTTAGTTTTTACAGTCCGGAATATAGTAATACTACACAGACAGTAACTGAAAAAACACCTGATCCTTATGCAGTGGTTGACTTATTGTATAAAAATGATAGTAGTGGTAATAGTAGTCCGGATACTGGTTTCTTTATAGGATTTAAACAAGGTCAACTAGAACACAAAGATTTTCAAATTACAGAAGGCCTTCCAAATTTAGTATTGGATATTAATGCTGATAATGTAGCAAATGGAAATGTATGGGTACAAACAATAGACGAAGTAGGTCAAATTCAAAAAAATTGGACACAAGTAGATAGACTGTTCGGAAACGGAACATTGTTTAATGCAAAGAACAATGCTATCAGAGATATTTTTAGTGTTGCAAGCAGAGAGAATGATCAGATTAGTGTTGTATT